TACACGGTGTGCCTATATACGGACTCGTTACTATGTTGATGGACTTATTTTTAGATGACGAAGAAGAGGATGCAGATACAATAATACGTAATGCTATTGGCGAACCATTCTATAAAGGTGCCATTGCATTAGCAGGTATTGATGTGTCTGATCGTATAAAGTTAACAGACTTACTGTTTCAGGAGAATAGGTTCAATACTGATCCATCGGCAGAAGAATTTATAGGTGGTCTTGTAGGTGGGCCTGCTTTGAGTATTGCTAAACGATTTGGTAGAGGTATATCAAACATAGGAGAAGGTGAAATAGAGAGAGGTATAGAGAACTTTATGCCTGGGGGTATATCAAACTTATACAAGACTACGTTTGGTAGATATCAAAGAGAGGGCGGAATATACAACAAACGTGGTGATCCTTTATATGACAACATGAATGGGTTTGAAATGATAGGGCAAGCTTTCGGTTTTGCTCCTACGGGATACACATACAATCAAGAATTAAATGGTATTAAAAAAGGTATCGACAAGTCAGTAAACGCTCGTAGATCCAAGCTACTTAAAAAATACTATGTAGCATTACGCATGGGTGATAGTGGCGAAGATATACTAGAAGAAATATTAAAGTTTAATAAACGGCATCCTACATTTGCCATAGGTGGTGACTCTATCCAACGTTCCATGAAGATGCACGCAAAAGCTTCTGTACTCATGCACAATGGAATTACCTTAACAAAAGGTATGAGAGAAGCTTTAGAATTAAATTTACAGAATTTAAAAGATTAAGTTAGTCGCCAAACTCGTACGCCTAGCTTCTCGTCTTCTACACGTATCTGCATTTGATACTCCCAACCCTTATCATTCATCACTTTTTTGATTTGGCTAAGTGCTGCCTGGGTGTTAACCGACAGGATGAACACAGAGGAACCTGTTACCATGTCATCCCAGTTGACTATTATACGAACCCCGTCAGGGTTAAGATCATACTTCTTCAGTATTGCCATCTAATTTCTCTACAGAACAGTCCACTATAATAACATCTGTTGGAGGCAGGTTCATGTGTGTACCTTTACTTAACCTCATTTTAGTCTTACGTGCTCCTAGTTTCGTATTTAAATCATTCATAAATGAACTGTAATTTATTTGCTGTTCGCCACACCATATCTTAAGCGGTTTAGGTACTAGATATGCACGTTTTAAATCTGTTTCGTAACGGGCAACTAATTTACCTCTTGGCACTACTTCGGGAATAACTATCGAATCTACATCTAAGTCTTGCTTGCGTAGGTCATCAGTGCTTTTAATCCATAAAATATTACCATAATGCTCGTTAATATAATCATTAAGTATCTCTGCTACGCTAACACTCATATCATCTACATGACGTTTATTTTGATTTATTAGCCATATGCCCCATTTAAACGCTTTTTTAGGTTCGTATTCAATAAGCCCTGCTTGTTTCGCAAGTATAAGACCCGTTACCGTGGCGGCTACAAATGTAGACCAAAATCTATTTTCAGCTTTTAAGTTTGCTCTTATGTCTATCTTTTCCTGCACCGATGTTAATAGTTTTTTAACACCTTCTATATCTTGCATTATGTATTGCACATACTTTACCCCTGCATGACCATAAGTTTTCAACATACTATTTCTGTAGTCATGAGTTTCTTTTGCAGTACTAAACGTTTGTGCTTTAACACGACATTCTAAAATACGTTGTGCTTCTGCCTTGGGCATAGATTTAACCATGCTAATCCGCTCTACTATACTGGCGTTAGCTGTAGTTATCGATAATAGACTCCATGGATCGCCACGAAACCTTTCGGTATTACTTCCACTAGACATACGTCCACGTTGCCTACCACCTGTAAGTTGATATGTAAGAACACTTAACTGTCTGCCAGTGGTGTTGGTGAGTTCGTCCATGATTAGTGGTAAGTTATGATAAACCTCTCCTCTATTCATTCTAGCATTAAGAGTATCCTGCTCATTGGTCATAAGTTCTTCAGGATCACCCCACAGAGTCAACCCTGTCTGAGCCGCAGTGGTTTTACCCACACCCGTTTCACCATGTAAATGTAATCCAGCGGCATTTATAGGTGAGAAGTGCATCAATACAGAACCAAAAGACACGCCCACCACAAATTGTTCCATCTCAAACCCATCACGATTGTAGAACGCCATCATTTCTTTCCACTCTTCAAATGTGCCACTCGGATTAAATAACGGAAATAAACCTGCCGTCTGCGTAGATGGAGGATTAAACTCTACTCTGTCTTTGTATATTGTTTGATTACCAAGAACAAACGAACTGCCCTCATCATCTGTCCAACCGAACTGTCTGTGTGCTTGATCTGCTACACTGTTAGCTTGTAATTCATTTACCCATGTTGTTGTATATTGCATAATCTCATCCATCTTTGTAACGGCTACACCTTGCATAGACATCTGTTTACGAAAGTCGTCTCTTGATGTAACAGCAGTTAACGGCAGAGTAAATTCTCTTACTCCATCTCTAGGTAAGTGTAGTCTCATCACAACTGCCTCACCAACTTCTGCGTCCCGCAGTCTTCTAACAACGTATAAGTCGTTATGATATATTATCTTCTCGTCGGGATCACCATCTGCATTTCGAGTCCTTATATATACGCCCCCATTAGCACCTCTAAAATATGGTTTAGGGTATGCAGGTATTGTGTATACGCTAGTAGGAGAATTTGGTAGGTCGATCGCAGGTGCTTCTACTACATTATCCTCTTCTGTTGCCTCTCTTACCCTCTGACCTAATACTATGGGAGATTTTATCTTACCCCAATGAATACAATCTTTACATATATTAGGACTATAATCATCAAATGTATTACACAAATACGGACCTTTTATGGCTTCTACTTTCCTGTTAGTAGCTTCTTGTGTGTAGTCCGAGTGGTGCCTGGATACAATGTGTGTAGCTTCATCTCCGTCTACACAGTATTTAGCAATAGATAAACCTGCTCTCCACAAAGGCTCGCTTATATCTTGTTGGTATCTAAGTATGTTCTCTATCTGAGCACACCCACGTTTTGCTTTTGTTTTATTTACAATATCTAAGAATACACTCTCCTTGCCGCCTAAATATGTGTCGTCGCTAGGCACGTATCTTCTAGGTACCTCTATCGGATCGTCACCAAGCAATTCGGCAAACTCATCAAAGTCTATTAATGGAGGTGCATCAAGACCAAAAAAAGTTACTTCTGTAGGAGGAGTTGTCTTGTGATTGTGCGTTGTAGGTACTCGAAGTACACGACACACGTCAGCTGTTACAGCAACATCTGCTAACAAGTTATGCTTTGCACAAAGATCTTTAAGGCGGGTAGCAACGGGTAGCCAATTTTCTTTACCTACGCTTTCCGTTAATCTCCAATATACATGTACACCTCTACCTGAATTAATCTTTAAAGGATTAGGTAATTTTAATTTATCACAAAACTTACGTAACGCATCAAGTGCATTAGACTGATTTGCATAATCTTTACTTGGACCACAGTCTAGGTCAAGAAAGAATGATTTAAGTTCTTTTATATTGTCTGCTTTTCTAGACCCATCCTTGTCACATGTACCAAGTCCAAAATAAGAATCGTAACCTTTTTCATCAAAGTCAACGGCTCCATCAATTAAATGTCCTATCGTAGGATAAAACTTTTGTATTCTACCCTTATCGCTAGAACGTAATGCTAACAAACTATACAGACCACCATCTGCTAGCACACTCTTCAAAAATATATCTGTTTCCATAGCACCCACCGTATAGTTGATCGCCACCACCCTCCCTCAACAAAGAGTGATGGCTCCTGCCCTAACTAACTAGTAAGGATAAAATTAGGGCAGATTAGTTAGAGACTAGTCGTCGTCCCAATTATCAACTATGGATGCTAAATCACCCCCACCTTTTTTAGGCTCGGGAGTAGGTTTGGTGGCAACCTTTTTAGGTTCTTCTATAGGTGCCTCTTCGTCAAACGGATTCACGTCAGCTTCTTTAGCTTCAAACCCATCAACTGCATTAAATGGATTGTCTTCTTTCATAGGTTTTAAATCCACAACCTGCACTGCTTTTAATCTTAATGACACACCGTTATCACGTACGTTATACGGGACACAAGTTATAGCCACGTTGATTATACTGCCATTAGTTAACATAAACTCTTCGGGTAACTTAGCATTTTTTGCATCATAGTGTGCAGGTTTTCTTGTAGGTTCATTATCATAAGAACCTTTTAGTTTAGCCTTATGAGTGTATGTACCATCTTCATCTTTCTTAAATGGCATAGCAAACTTCTCAGGCCAATTTGCTTCTTTCTTTGAATCATAAGCTAACTTCATGTGCTTATATAAAGCTTTTGCTTGCGTTTCTGACATACGAAACTGCAATGTATATGCAGAACCTTCATCAGTTGGATTACAAGGAACAGACCTTTGCTCAACTGTATCGTACTTGTAAGTACGGTTTATCCTCGGCCACATTGCCTCCACGTTATTAATATTATAATTCATATTGAAATTATTTGACATTCTAAATCTCCCTTACATGTCATCGTCAAAGTTAACAGCACCTGCTTCCATAAGCACGGGCTCCTCTTTTTTCTTCTCTGCTTTAGTTAGTGCATCTGCTACATCATCAATACAAAACCTATAAGTACTACCTACTTTTATGTAAGTGTCTTGTGGTATGTCTTGTTGACGAACCCATGCACGGATTGTTGATATGGAGACAGAGAAGTGTTTCGCCACATCTTCGATTGGTACGTATTTTCCAGTCATTTTTTCCTCACTACTATTGAATATTCCGTATCTTGATTCAACCCTTTGGGCATCAGATCGGGGTTATCTTCGAGGAACTGCTTTATGTTAGTCTGATTAAGACGCTTGTCAAAGAACTCAGGAACTTTATTCTCCATGATAAATTCATACATGGATTCCCAATCACTTGTCCAAAACTTTGTCTTAGTCGTCCTAAAGAACGATCCCTCTGAAGTCCTTGCACTCTCGACGTTTTGCTCTGTGCAATAGTCAAGTAGTCCTTGTCTAAGCCTATCTTGCTGTGCAACAAGAATGGCATCCTTTTCTTTAAATTCAGCAGACATCTTGGCACGCTCGGCTCTTATCTTAATGAAAGCCTTAGTTAGTTTGTCTACCGACACTGCGTCGTCTTCAGCCATATTTTTCTCCCTTATGATACTGATACATTATATATAGTGACTATATATTACTTAGTCAAGTATTTCTTTGTAAAGATCAGTAATTTTTGTGTGGATGTTAATTCTGCTATCTAACAGTCTGTAAACGTGTTTTTCTACGTCGGAACCTTGTAGCTGGACCACAGTGCACTTGTGCTTTTGTCCAGACCTGTGTACACGTGCATTAGCTTGAGCATAAGTCTCGAGTGACCCGACGGGGGACCACCACACTACAGTATTAGCGGCTGTTAACGTGACACCGTGTGCCGCAGAGGCTGGCTGTATCACCAGAACCCGTGGGCTCGATGCTTCCTGAAACTGTTTAAATATGTTTGTACGTGCTGATGCACTCACGCTCCCTTGAATTATCTCGGTAGATATACCATCTTTCCTTAATCTATCTGTTAATATATTTATCACATGCTTGAACGGGACAAACACAAGAACCTTCTGACTAGACTCATCAATAACTTCTTTCAACACTTTGTATCTATGCTTTATGTCGAACTCAAGTGTTTCACCATCGTCGGTGTACACTGCTCCCGAAGATATTTGTAGTAACTTGTTCATACCTACTGCGGCATTTACAGCAGTGACTTGTTCCCCCGTTATCTCTAATACTAGTCTTCTCTTTAACTGCTCATAATATTTCTTTTGCTGACGGGTAAGCTCTACGGCTCTCTTTACATAAGTCATACTTGGTAAATCTAAGCACTCATCTTTGGTAAATCGAATCGCTGGTTGTAATACTTTAAATACAGTGTTTGTAGCATTTGCTTTTGGTATCCACTTAAAGTTAGTTATCTTAGTCATAACCATGTCTCTGAAAGTACCACCAAATCTAGGAACTGCTGTTGGGTTTACTAGCTTAGCTAATCCGTATGCGTCCACTGGACTCTGAGCTGCAGGTGTGCCTGTCATCATCCACAGCCACGTGTTATCACGTAATAGTTTATTTAATGTTTTCCAACGTCGGGTCTGTGCATTTTTATAATGTGTAGCCTCATCTACAATTACTAAATCAAAACCACCATCCTTTATGGAATCAGATACTATCTCTACCCCATCATAATTAATAATTACA